GACCAAAACTTACCATTACGACAGTTGGTGAAACCCCTCAAAATACAGACAGTGAAAAAATTGTATTACTTGTAGGTACTAAACTTGCGTCAGGTACAGCCGCAGTAAATGAAGTTATACACGATTTAGATAATGATGCAGAAGCAGAAACGTTTTTCGGTAAAAAATCATTACTCACGGCAATGTATAAACGTTTTCGTAAAATTAATCCAAAAACTCGTGTTGATTTATTACCTTTAACAGAGCCTACTACTGGTGCGACTAATGCAGAAGCAGATATTACGTTTAGTGGTACTGCTACGACAAGCGGTACATTAAATGTTCAGATTGGTAGCGCACAAAATGTAAGTGTTTCTTTAGCCGTATCTAAAGGCGATACAGCAGCTACATTAGCTACTCGTTTAAACACGGCTTTAACAGGGCTGTTACCTAACTTACCTTTAACTAACTCTGTTAATACAGCTACGGTTACGGTAACTGCTTCACAAAAAGGAACGGAATTAAATGATGCATTTATAGGTGTTTATGGAACGGTTGCGGGTATAACTTATACTGTAACGGCTTTTGCAGATGGTACGGGTGCACCTACTATTGATAGTACGGTTATAGATGCAATACCCGATGACATACGGTACAAGTATGTTGTATTACCTAAAGAAGTTACTAAAACATTATTTGTTACTGAATATGAACAACGATTTAATGTTGAAAATCAATTAATTCGTGGAGAAGTAATACAAGCCTTAGATACAAGTTATGCTAGTGCAAAATCAGCATTAGATGCTTTAAATAGTCGTGCTGAATCATTCTTAGTATCTAAAGTAGTAAACTTGGCTAATGCTAAAGGTGTAGGTATTCGTGAAATAAGTACGTTAGCGGTAATTGATTTTGTAGCAGTAAGTACCTTAGCCTTAACTACAGATACTCCTATAACGGCTTATATTCCTGTATCAAGTGTAAATGCTAATGATTCACTTGGTGGACAAGCCTTAGCAACACTAAGTTATGCTAATCGTATTTACCCAACATTAGAACCACTTTTAACAAATTATGGATTTACTCGTAATGAAGTAGACGAATTACAGGATTCGGGCGGTATTGTTTGGCAAAATAATAGAAGTGGTTTAGATTTAACGACTAGCGAAGGTGTAACAACTTACAAAACCAATGCAATAGGTAATGCCGATAATTCATTTAAGTTTAAAAACTATATTGATGCTATCACTGAATTTGAAATATTATTATCAACCCGCTATTACGAACGCTTTGGTGTTGCTCGTTTGGGTGGTAATGAAACACGTTTGCGTCGTGGAATGGTTAATAAGAGTTTGTTTGAAGCTTTTTTAGATGAAATTTACTTAGAAGCAACAAACGAACCCTATATTCTTACTCGAGCAGGTCAAGAAGAAGAAACATTTTTTAGAACAAATAGAACAGTAAGCCTAGATTTCTCATTAGGAAAAATAAGTTTTGGTGCAAGCATACCTCTTGTTTCTCAATTACGTGAGGGTGTCGGTGTACTAACAATGGCATTTAATATATAATAAGTTTACTCTAATGCAATATTTCTATCTAATTCTTTAAGGGGCTTTATGATAAAGCCCTTTTTTCTTATATCATTTTAATAAAAAATAATATTACAATGATATAATGAAAGCATTAAAGAAATTTATATAGCGTGTAAAGGATTAACACATTATGATGATGTCAAATATTCGCAGTTATGTGGCAGTTCTATATAATGGTGAAGCATTTTCAACAGTAGGTGATATTACTTATGATAGTGGGTTGCCTGAAATTAAAGAAGGCACAGCGTATACCTCAGGTAACAAAGCAAATATAACAACCTCAATAGATTTAACAACTAATATAGCTATGATTTCATTTGAATGCCCTAATACGGCTGAAATGACGGAAATGATTAGACGTATTAAACGTGAAAATCTAAACTTACAACGCGGTACTGTTACGTTAATAGCCAGTGACGATACCAGAGAAACACATGTTAATGCGTTTATAAAAAATAAAATTGAACAAACTTACAGCACAGAAGGTTCTATAACCGTAGAAATTTGTGCTGAGGCAACGAATTAATTTTTACTACATGTCTCCTATAATGTCTAAACTCACAAACCCCTTTTGGGGTTTTATTTTTTAATATAAAGTGATACAATAAAAATATAAAATAGGTATAACTTAATTTAAGGATTAGATATAGATGAAAAAGCCAGCTTATTTTGAACATATATTAAAAGAACCTATTGAAATACCAGCAAGTAATGCAGAAGATACACACATACATGCTTTATATGTTTTTCCTCCAACTCATGCAATTGCAATGTCACACAGACAAATTCATAGAATTGTATCTAATGCTGATAAAGCAAGGCAAGCATATTCAGCTAAATTATTAAGTGAAGATGTTATGAAAAACTTAGAATATTTAGAAAGTTTAGCTGGAAACGATGACACGAATATTAAAGAAATGATAGAACAATCTTTAGATAAAAAAAGAAAAGAAGAATCTAAAAAAGGCGTGAGTGAAAAAAAAGAAGAAGAAACAGTTATACATAGCGATGATGATATTTTAAACGGTTTCTTTTATGGACAAATTGTACCTCATATTACAAAAGAAGAATTAAATGATTTATATTCTGAGTTTCAAACTATTTTAAAACAAGCACATTCTACCAAAATGATATGTTTAGATTCATTAAAAGAGCAACCTATAGCGTCAGGTGTAAAAACTTTATTAAGTATTGATGACATAGATTACTTATTAGCTAAATATTTGTATTTTTTTATGGCTACATAAGTATCGTTTTTGATTCTAAGTTTAACAGAGACGGAAGTAATTATAATTTTTTTGATATGTTAGTTTCTATAAGTGTAGAAACAAAAGGAGGTATTACGTTAGAATACCTCCTTAATTCACCTTTAAATTTAGTATTAGATATTATGGAAAGTGTGTTTAAAATTAATAAAGATACGCAAGAAAGTATAGAGCGGGAGCTTAAAAAACAAAAAACACGCAGGTAATTTTAATAACCGCCACAAACATATAATAAAGGCTTAGTATCTGTTTCTAAATAATTAAATCCACAATCATACATAGATATTAACTCACGTCTATCAAAGCGAGGCATAAGTAAATGAAAACCATTAGGCGTTTTTATTTTTAAATGCGGTTTCCAATTACATAAGTTAATAATGTGGTTTAATTTAGCTTCGTCATTATCATCATAATCTATAACATAAAAAGTGGAGCACACAGAACGTAAACTAGAAGTAGTGATAGCCCACGGACTTTTACTACTACCATTAATACAGGATTCAATCATTTCTTTAGCTATTTGTTGACATAGTTTATCTCTATTTTCTTTTAAATGAATTGTATCACTTATGTATAAACGTATAGAGTCGTTTGTTAATTTAGATAAACGTTCTATACTAGCAATTAATTGTTTTTTATTACTACATACAGTAGATAAGCAATTACGATTTCTTGTCTTAGTTCCATCCGCACGGTCAATTAAAAATAATTCAACCCAACCATTTAATTCTTCTAATTGAGAACCATAAAAATTAATTATTTTATTTACGTTTGACACTTTCTTCATACCTTTCAATAGAATATCTAATACCATTAATAGCTAATAAAATAACCAATGAACCAAAACAAACATTTAAAGAATTACGAATATGTTGTATATTTCCAAAATCTGATACATACATAATGATTAATACAAATATTAAAACAATAAAAACAAGTGTTGTAATTCGTAATAAATCAAAACTCATAAAATAACCCCCCCTTATAAATCTAAAAAAGCAAACAATAATACAATAGCTAATATACCTATTAAAATACCTGATGAGTCGGTTAACTTTACTAACCCTATACAAGATAAAATCAGTAAAAGACAAAAAGTAATAATAATAGCAATAATAATATATTCTTGTAAATTTTTCATAACTATTCCTTTAACTTTGTATTCTTATTATATAACATAATAATGTAAAATACAAGTTTAAATTTAAAAGTAAAACATTCGTATGGTATACTTAATGTATGATGGATAACTATTCAGCACGAATGACTTTAGAGTTGGTTGACCGTATTACAACCAACTTAATAAAGATAGAAAAACAATACAAAAAAACATTTACGTCTATTACTCGTACTTTAAGGGCTTTTGAACGAGGACATAATAAAACGTTTGCTACTATGAAACGTGATATGGAAAATTTACAACGTTCTTTTGATAAAGGACGAACAACTGTAACTAATTTTTCTGTAGCAGGGCGTTCTAATTTAAAACGTTTTAGTGACCGAATAAAAACGGCAAGACAAAGTGTTAAATTATTGAATAAAGATATTTCGCAACTTAAAGCTAATAATTTAAATAAAATGACACCTAACGTAAATAATAGTCGTTCTCGTTTACCTTCTCGTAGAGGTTCACGTAATACAGATTCAAGAGATTCTGTATTAGGATTAGTCGTTACAGCTTTTGCAAGTAGTCAATTATTAAGAGGGTTTACAGATAGAGAACCTTTATATAGAGAAGTTGCCAAACCCGGCGATTTTGATAATAATATGATGACTTATTATAGACGGCAAGCACAAAAACAAATTGCTTCTCTAGGCGTAACTATGGAAGATTTTACATCTGCGAGTACTTCCTTACTTAAAGCAGGTGTAGGTTCTAATATGCGTGGTTTAGATAAAGTAAATATGATTCTTGAAATGAGTCAAGAAATTGTTAAAACATCGGCTGGCTTAGATATGAGCGGTGAGCAGTATTCAGATAATATGACGCAATTAGCAGCGGTATTAATGAACCAAAAGAATCCATTAACAGGTAAAAAATATGGATTAGATAATGCCTTAACAGAATCTTTAAAAGCAGGTGCAAGAATAAATTATTTAGACGATATTTTAATGGGTAGTGTAACTACGCAAAACTTAAATCAAATGATGGGTGTTACTGGTGGTTCGTTAGTACAAGCAGGTTTTAATCCTGCACAAATGCTTACTTTATTAGGTGTAAACAAACAAACTGTATCGGATGCAGGACGAGCCGCACATGGTATTAAAAACCTTGTTATGGAATTTCAAAAAGGTGGGCAAAGAAAACCTACAAGAGAAGCATTTGCAATGTTAGGAATGGATGCAGACCAAGTAAAATCTAATTTCAATAAAGATGCTTATGGAACACTATTTAACTTTTTTGAAAAACTAAATACGCAATTTGATGATAGTGCTAAAGGCCGTGAAAAACGTAACGAAGTAATGATTAAATTACTAGGCGACCAAAGTATTTATGTTGCAGGTTTAGTATCTAACTATGAACAATTAGGAACAGTATATGAAGACCTTATGGATAAAGAAAAAAAAGGTTTGTTAGATAAAAAACTTGCTAATGAAATGCAACGTAATTTAGATTTAACAACAACTAAAGTACAAATACTTATGGAATCAGTAGGTACATTTGGTGAAGAATTTTTAAGACAGAATCAATATTGGATAAATCCTACTTTAGATGGGTTGAGCAAATTAACTCAAGGTGCGACAAACCTTATAACAAGTAATTCAGCAGTAGCTACGGCAGGAGCAGGAGGCTTATTACTAGGTATTTCAGATTTAGCAATACTTACAGTTAATAGACTTTTTGGAACAAGTATAGGTCAAATAACACCTAAATTATTAGCATGGGTAGGACGTTTATGGCCTATGCTAATAACGGCAATAGCTCCTATGATGGCGGGAATACAATTAGCTTTACAGGGTGTTTTAACATGGTTAGGTGGTGCAACAGCAGTCACATGGGGAGCTATTGTTTTACTTGTGGTTGGCGCTATTGCCTCAATTGTAGATATTTTATTTTTTAAAGGTGATTTGTTTGTAAATAAAACAATATTTTGGTGTAAAGAAGCAGTTACTTTTATAAAAAACGCATTTATAGAGCTTTGGAAATTTGTTTGGGATAATTTTATAGTTACAGCACAACAATCATTAAGTCAATTTAGTAATTTAATAGGTTCAAAAATTAGTGCATGGTGGGGTAACTTAACAGCACAAGGTAAGGTAGAAGTAGATATTAATGATAATACAAGTGATAGAACCAAAGTAAATGCTAAATCTAATAGTTCTTATTCAAATGTGAACTTAAAAACAGGTCGTAATAATGTAACTAAACCCGCTTAAAAAAATGGGTGTAAATAAATTCACACCCGCTGAGTTAAACAAAAGTTACCATTATTAATTTTAGTAATTTAACTATTGTATAAATTACTAAAAAGTATAGAAACCAAAAACATATATCCCGTAATATACTTTTTAATTTATTCATATTACCAACTTGCTCGATAATAAAAACTCAAATCACGTGTATCAAATTTTAAAATATTTTCTAATATTTCTTTTGTTTGTTTTAAATCATCAAAATATTGTTCGTTGTATTCAGTATTTCCAAAAAAGAAACCATCTTTTGTAGGTAAATAATTAGAAGCTAAATCATTTCTAGTTAAAACGGTATTAATATCACTAAGTAGTATCTCTAAATCACCTGTTGAAACATAAATTTCTTCACAATTATTCACGCCGTTATTTAACTTAGTTATAAACCAATTATGAACAGCGTTTACTTTTCGCCAAGTTATGATATTTTTAGAAATATGGTATGAATTAAACCCGTGTGATTCAGGAAAAATACCTTTTAAATCTTTATTTAAAACTCCGGATAAAGAATCCTCATAAATATACTTTTTTGCATATAAATACATATCTAAACCCATAACAGTAGTTCCTTTCTTTAACTTTATATTATTATTATATAACATAACAATACAAAAGTCAATAACGAATCCTATAGTATAATGAGATTAAAAAGAAGGAATAACAAATGTCTAAAATTAAACAAAAAAATTCTACATCTATAGAATTAGTAAATCCAAAAGAAACAAAAGAATTAACACAACATGAGCAAATAGTTTATGGTGTAGTAGCTTATACAAAACGACTAGCTACTGATGGATTATATATTTCACAAGAAGCATTAAAATATATGTCACAACAATTTTTAATTGATTATGCTAAAGGTAGGGCGGGTATAGACATATTCCATGATAATGAAAAAATAAATGCTTATTTGTATGAATCATTTATGACAAATGATAACCCGCCTAAAGGACTTCCTGCTAATGCTTGGATTGCGGGTGTGTATGTAGAAAATCAAAATGCGTGGAAAAAAGTTGTAAGTGGTGAAATTAATGCTTTTTCAGCAGAATTTTTAGCGTTTATAGATGAAGTAGAAGTAGAGTATGAAACACCTATTGTACTAACAGGTACGACAGAAAAAGCATTTGAAGGCGAACATGTGCATAATTATATTGTTATAATAGACCCGAATAACGGACAAATAGTAAGCGGTTCTACTACAGAAGATAACGGACATAAACATGAAATAAACGGGTTTTCGCATGTTGATAAAGCGGATAATCATACACATCGCTTCTTTACAACGTATTAATTAGGAGAGTTTAAATGCAGTTAAATAATACTTTTGATGTTGAATCTTACGGATATTCACAATATACAACTAAAGTTAAAAACTATACAATACATGAATTAAATGATTCTAGTCAAACATTACAAAATTTAATTAATTTAAGTGCTTTAAAACAACATTTAAATTACACAACTTTAACGGGTGATGTTTCTGAATGGGAAGGGGCAATGAATGATGATAATTTATTGGAAGATACATTAAACCAAACAATAAATGAAATAGAAAATATATTATTTTTTCCTATTATGCAAAAAACATACAGGGTATATTTAAAATTAAATGAAGACACTGAAACATTTATTTTACCTACACCTAATATTCAGAGTATTTATGAAATTACACAAAATAGTCAGGCCGTAACTTCTACAGATATAGAATACTTACAGGATTATTGTAAAATTACTGTAAATCAAAAACTTAAAACAAATTCAGGTGTAAATTTAAAAATAATTACAGGTTACAATAATACAAATAATATAATGCCTCAAGCAATAAAATTAGCAATACTAAAATATTGTGCTTATCATTGGGCAAACAGAGGAGATTATGACGCTTACGATAAACCACATATTTTAAATTTAATTCAAAAGTATATGCGTTATCCTGAATGTGATTATTCTACTTCTTTTGAATTAAACACTAATAAAGTTTTACCTGATTTATGCCAATTTAATTAAGATTTATATCTTCTATTAGCTTTTTTAAATAGTAATTTTTAAAGTTATGTTTAAAATTACACAGTAAATTCTCTACTAATTTTTTTAAAGTAGTTATTTCTAATAAAATACAATCTACTTGTTGCAATTTTTTATTATTCCCAACAGGGATGTATAAATAATCTTTTGAATTAAATTCCACACATAATAAATTTATTAATTCTTCTATTTTAATTCCTTGATTTAATATATCTTCTTTTGTTTTATGCTTACTATTTAAATTATAAATAATGTAATCTATCATCACATTAAAATCGTTATAAGTAATACTTTTACTGCGCCTATAATCAGAACGAATAAACTTACTTATATTTTCTATATTAATTAATATAGTTTTTTCACGATAATCAAGATAACTATCTAATAAACGATTTAAAAACTCTTTAATTGAACCATATAAATCTTCTTGTAAATAACGACCTCGTACTTCTACACTCATTAAATGCAATTCGTTCATCCATCTAATAAAAGAACCCAAATCATAATATTTTATTTGTTCAAATAGTTGACTAAAATGATATACTTTAAAATTTTCTAAAGTAGGATGGTAAAAATTAAATACAGTAATCAAATTTAACTCATCATCCATTTTTTTGAACATCCCTAAAACGGTGCATATTTAAAAAATAAAATGCCCAAAGTGTAGTATACATAATAAAAAGAATGTATATAACATTAGCAAAAGGAATACTAAATAACACACCTAATGTACTTTGTATAAAAATTTGAATAATACAAAATTTTAAAATTAATTTTTTCATAAAAGCTCCTTTTATATTATTATATTAACACATAATAATATAAAAAACAATAAAAGTAAAAACATGGTATAATAATTCTACAGGTATAGAAAAATAAGGCTTACGAAGTGTTTGAAACATATTCTCTACAGTTTAAAAACCAAACACTTGAATGTTCAGAAACATTAGTTACTACTTATGAGTCAAGTGGTGACGTATTTAAACAACCTCTAAGCAATAAAACTAGGTATTATATGCCTACAATACAAGGATTGCGTGATTTTCGTTTAACTTTAATTGTACGAGGTAATTCTTTTATTGATTATGAAAACAATAAAAATGAATTATTAAATATCTTAAACGAGGGTACTACAGGAACATTAATACATCCTTTTTTTGGCGAAATATTTGTAGCATGTGTTCGTAATACTATTTCTGTTAATGAATCTTTTGAAGAGTTAGGTTTATGTAAAATAGAAGTTCAATTTTATGAAATAACACCAACATCTAAAATATCTAACCAAGCTCAGCCTATTACTATATCTTCAAACGAATTAAAAACATTATTAGTGGAGGACATTAAAAATCAATTGGAAAGCATTATAGAAAATGCAACACAATTACAAAATACAACTCAAAAAATGAGTAGGGTTAAAAATTTATTTAACACAGTCTTAGATATACAAGAAACGGCACGGCAAAATATTTTAAAAACTGCTGGATATGCTAATCAAGTATTTGGACATTTTCAAGGTGTGTTAGCAATGCCTAGCTTGTATAGAACAAGTGTGAACACGGTAAATAATCTAAGAAATCGTTATACAAGTATTTTAAATTTATTTAAAAATCCTGAAAGATTAGATAACAATAACCCTGTTATAACGGTTGCCTTAATAGATAATACAATTGATTTTTTAGAAACAAATAAAGATATACCTCAAAATCAACAAAACAGTAATACCAACCCAATAACAAACGTTTTAAATTTAGAAAGTAGTACAGAAGAATTAACACTTGCTTTATTAAAAGAATCGCAAGAAATTTATCAAAATAGTATAGAATCCGATAATCAACAAAGGGAACAAGAGTTGTTAGCTTTTGGAGAGAACTCCAGTGTAGTAACATTAGACAATCCACTAGATGTTAATGATAATAATATAATTCGTAGTTTACGTTTATATATCGAATCCTTATATGTCTATAACTTTTTATTACTGTTAATAGAATTACGTAATTTTGAATTTGACACAACCGACCAAGCACTAGATTTTATAAGAATTATAAATGAAAATATATTATTAATAACTAATAATAAAGAAATCCAATCCTCCACTACTACGAATATTAGAAAATTTGCTATTGTAACAAAGCAATTTATTACTTCTCAGTTAAGGGATTTAGAACAACTACAAGAAGTAGAAACAAAGAATTTACCACTACGAGTAGTGTTATACCGTTATACAAACTCAACAAACAGTTTATATAGTACATATCAATCTAACCCTGTTTTTGATATAGGTGTCACACCTGATAAACTAACTATTATAAAACCAAACACATAAAGTATAAAATGTCATTAGAAAACTCACTACAAATAATTAACCAAAATAATTATGCCGTTATTATAAACGGTATTAATTTTAATGATTATTTTGAAAATTTAAATATATTATGGCGTATTGATGAAGTAGCAAGAACTTTAGATTTAGAAATGACTTTTACAGAAGACCAAGTATTTCCTAATATTGCTGCAAACGATACAATACAGATTTTCTGTTTAAACCGTTTATATTTTAATGGTTTTATTGAAGTAATTAACCCTAGCTATGATAAGGAACGTCTTACATTTCAATTACAAGGAAGAAGTTTAACGGCAGATGTGGTAGATAGTACGGTAGGTTCACACATTGAATTTTCGGGTAAAGTATCATTACAAACTATAATAACAACACTTAATCAACGTTTAGCAGGTGCAAATTTGAAAATTACTACTAATGTTCAAAATACTGAAGAAACGTTAGAGGATGAACAATTTAAAGCCAACCCCGACACACCTTTATTTGATTTTTTAGATAGATTAGCTAGACGCTTTAATTTATTTGTTACAAGCGATGCTAAAGGTGACATTATTTTACTTAATGTTAATTCAAATCAAGCACCTAAATATTATTTAAATCATCAATTTCATAAAGTAAATGATTTAATTATTTGTGACGAATTAAATGCTAGTATTGATGTAAGTGAACGGTTTTATGAATATCGTGTACATGGAAAATTAAATACAACAACAAGAACAAGTAAAGTAAATACGGATTCAATTTACGCCGTTGCCAGTAGTTTTGATAATTCTATTCGGTCTTCTCGTATATTAGATATTATTATGGAGACAGACACGGTTAATAAATCAGTATTACAAAAACGTGCAGATTGGGAAAAAGCAACGCGTATAGGTAGGTCAATATCTTTTGTCGCTAATTTATTTAGTTTACAAGACCCTAATACAAATGAGTTTTATGATATTAATAATTTAATGCAAATAAATGATGAAGCTACTAAAGTTAAAGATAATTTATTAGTAAAAGAAATTAGACTTAATTTAAATAAAGAAGACGGTGTTAATTTAGAACTTGAAATGACAAGCGCAGACGCTTTTATACCCGAGCCTATACCAAGAGTAAAACAAAAAGTAAAAAGTAAAAAATTAAGAAGACAAAATTTAAGAAATAAACGCCGTCAAGATAAAAATAATGTATTTAATAATCGAACACAGCGCGAAACGTTTGCAGATAGAATTCTTGATGACGATTACCAAAGAGGTTTTTAATATGTTAGAAGGAATAATACAATCAACTCAATATACCGCGTACGCTTTTGCTATTGTTAAAGCATTTATTATGGGTGCAGAACAAACAGTAAAAATAATTCATTCTTATGGATTTTATAGCCATGCACCTAAAAATAGTTTTTTACAAGTGTTTTGCGATAAAACAAAAGATAATTTAATAGGTATAGCAGATGATATAAATAATAGACCTAAAAATTTATATAATAACGAGTATGATATTGTTATTTACAATACATTAACTAAAAGCTATATTCGATTAGATGCAGAATTTAAAAATATAGAACTTAATTCAACAAATCAGATTAATTTAAATGCCGTTAATAATATAAACATAACTACACAATCTGCTTGTACAATAACCACACAATCTAATTGTGAAATAACAACTCAAGCAGATTGTAATATTACTGCTTCAGGTAATAATTTAGTAACAGCTCCTAATATTCTTTTAAACGGTTCAGTTGTTTTAGGTTCAGGTGGAGTGGGTTCAGGCCAAAATGTTGCAAGGGTAGGTGATAGTATTCAAGTTGTAATACCTACAGGTTCTAGTGCAGGAACGTATACAGGTACAATAACTTCAGGTGCTCTAAATGCTAAAGCAGTGTAAGGAATAATATTATGTCTACTATGCAAACAAATGGTTTAGAGTTTAATGAAGAATTACAATGTTTAGATGTAACGTTTAATACTAATATTAATAGCCCTATTTTATACGATTACATGAATGCTTTATATACCGTTCAAGATGTAGAGTCCCAAAAAATTAATAATGAAAATTTTTATGGTAACGAAATAGAATCTAATTTTTCAAATACTTCTTTAACAGGAAGCAATCTTTTAACTGTTTTACAAAAAAGATTACGAGGCAGTTCACAAATTAATGAACTAAGAAGTATTATCAGCACCACTGTTTTAAAGTTTCAACAAAGGTTAAAATTACAAAACATAACATTTAATACAAACTATTCAACAGGTCAATTAAGTTATAAAATAGATTTAATTGACTTGGTTACACAAACAAATATATTATTGGAGTTTTAAATGCCTTCAAATGTAGATTTAACAAATTTAAATAACGCTTTAAATGAATTAATACCTGTAAATGAATCAGAAATATTCAATAGTATGTTAAGTGATTTTAGAGGTAGGTATTTTGAAACAACGGGACAAGATTTTGAAGGGTTAAATCAAAACAATATCAATTATATTGAGATGTTGGTTTTTTCAAGCAGATTATTTGATGCTTATTTTACTATTCGTTTTGTAATATCCGCTTTACTTTTACCTTATGCGACTAATCAATATTTAGATGTGTGGGCGCAAGTAAAAGGGTTATCACGTAAAGAAGATTCTCAAGCGTCGGGTAATATTACCTTTCCTACAACTACAACAGGTGTTGTATTACCTGTAACAACTATTTTAATTAACAATGAAGGATTAGAATACACAACTGTTAATGAATCCACTTCACAAGGTTACACTTACACAGTAACAAGTGTTACACAAATTAATAATATTATTCGTTATGTTTTAGACCTACCGCAAAATGAATCAGACCACGGTATGTATAGTGGACAAGTTGTTACACTAAGTGGTTCTCAAAATGTAGATTATAACGGAGATAAGCCTATAACCGTTATCAATTCTACAACTATAGAATTCGAGGTTCCCTTTGCTCAACTACCTGATACAGACCCTAGTGTTTTAAGAGTTACTTACACTGGTTTAAAAGTAAGTGTAATTTCTAAAGATTTTACAACAGATGCTAATATGTCTGCTAATGAAACACTTACTTTACAAAACGCTATTAGTGGTTTAAATCAATCAGCACGTGTTCAATTTACAGGTATCACAGGTGGTGGTAGCACTGAAACAGAAACTGAATTTCAAAATAGAGTGTTTCCTAGATTTAAAAAAGTATACACTCGTTACAATGAAAATGATGTATTTGAACAATTAAAAGAATTAAATACTAGTTTAGAGCGATACAAAGTAAGACGGGCGCACCCTAACCCAAATCAAGCAACTATTCATGTAGGTAAAGCTTCGACAACTCAATCAGAAGCAGAATTTTCTACTAGTGAATTAAGTGTGTTTGAAGACCATTTAAATAATCAAGAAATACTAGGATTATTACCTGATGGCATAGATGTTATTAATTTTGTACCCATAAACATAGATATTAGTATTTCAAATGTTACACCTAATAATAGTGATTTAACTCAAGCTATCCAAACTAATATAGAAAATTATTTTTTAAACTTAGATGATGGAGAAGAAGTTAGTGTAGATGAATTAAAAGGTATTATTGTTAGTGCTACAACATTTACAGGTGTGAAAACAACTGATTTTACTTTAACTACTCCAGTAAGTGATACACAACTTAATCAATACGAAGTAGCATATATTAATAACCTTACAATAACTACAGCTTAAAAGGTAAATAGTATGAATGCCTTAGAAAAAACTAATATGGAAATAATGCAAGCGTATTTTCCTTCAGGACTACTGTATGACAGTTTAAATTATACACAAACGAATTATTACGTTTTAATATTTACATATGTTTATCAATTTTCTTTACTTTTTAGTTATTTAGAAACACTGTTAAATAATTTTTTACCTGTAGATGGAACAGATACAACGTTTTTAAATTTATGGAAATTGGTAACAGAATTAGACGATAATAATGATTTACCTTTAAGTCTTTCTGTAACAGCTATTGATAGACAAATTCAATGGAATTGGATAAAGTATGTTTTTGCAAAATTTGAACAAATCACTAACGTAGATTCTATTAATCAATGTTTAACTGATTTAGATATACGTGTTACGTGTTACCAGTATCCTGATGCGCCATTAGTTATGCGTACTGCTTTAGAAACAGAAAATGGTGGAACATTTACAAACGAACATGGTATATATGTTTTTGATATTTCTTTTTATACACAATCTAGTGAAAATACAGGTTTTGACTATGATTTCCCAGTAGATTTTTATATAGGATTAAATCAAACATTACTAGAAAATTTTTTAAAACACTTATTACCAATATATTGTTTACCTTTATATTATGAAGGCGAAAGCTAATGATATAATGAATTTATATATCTTTTAACCGAAGAGTAATAAATTCAATGAGAAATTTTACTGAAAAATCAAATACATCTACTAATCCTGATGAACGTTTTTTAGAAGCTGAAGAATTTAACGAATTAGCTAATGAATTAGAATCCTTTATCAGTGATTCAGATGGCGGTAATTTAACATTATCTAGCGGTGATTTAACACAACTAAAAAAATCATCTATTGCGATGATTAATAGAGCCATCACTTTATTTTCTACTACTTATGGTTGGGGAGGTTTAAATATGCCTTCCTATGGCGCTAATTTAAATTTATATAAAAATGTAGGCGTTTATAAAGTAGAGTCTACAGTAAGTAATAAACCTACTGATTTAACAACCGATGCTATATGCTTAGTGTTACGTGCTGATAATGAAGCGCAATCAATGTATCAAGTTTTATTTTCTTTAACTACTGATTCTGAAAAACAAAATAGAATTTATGTAAGAAAATCAGATGGTAATACAGGAACATTAGATACGGCTCCTGCTAATTTTAATGATTGGATACAATTAGTAAATTTATTAGATTTACAAGCTTTAATAGATGTTGCAGGTAATGCCGCAATTTTTTATTGTGGAGATGAAGAAGGTGCAACACCTAATGAATTTACTATAACACCTACAGGTGATGCAGAATTTCCTAATCCTTTAACAGCAGGTACAACTGCTATATTTCAAATAAAAGACCAAACTACAGGAACATTACCTATAACATTAAATGTTGGTGGAACCTCTTATTCTTTAAAACATAGTGGCACAAGTGATATTGTTTACGGAGATAGATTTAAAAACAATAGTTATTTAACAGTTGTTTATGATGGTACAGACTGGAATTTATTAGATTCTTTAGATATACCATTAAATTATTACAATATTCCTATGCCTGTAAAAGGAACTGTAACATCTATACAAATTAATGGAAAAGGTATAGTCCAAGACTCTACTAATCGTTTAGATTATTACATAGATAGAGATATAACACTTAATGTTAATCAACTTGCTAGTGCTTCGGGTGCAAGTATACATACATTAGGGGGACGTGCCGACGGTGTAGCATACGCAGCTAATACAGCTTATTATTTATATGCTTATGGTTCAAGAACAGGAAGCGTATTAACTAATGGGTACACTTTACATACTTCACATACACTTACACAAGTAACATTAAATAGTGTTCAATATTCTGCAAAATTATTACCTTTTGTTGTTTATACGGATTATGAATTAGAAGGTATATTAGATTTTAAAATATTAGAAGGTTGGAATACAGAAAGTCCAAAAATTAGCTTAGATAATGCAAACTATACAGATATTGATTTAGACGTATTAGAGGACATTAATAATAAAACTAAAGCTAATATTGTTTTACGTTTACCTAATAAGCCTAGATTAAGTAATTATTTAAGTCGTAAAGAACGAGAAAAAGCAACATTTCAAAGCTACAATACAGCGCATAGAGGATGGATGATTTCGTTTTTAAATGGGCGTATTTACGCACAAGGTGCAGAAGATTCACATGGACGATGGGGAGGTGCTGTAAATATAAACGGCGATGACCAAAAAGTAAAACCTTTTAGATTATTATTTTTTAATAGTACAAATAGGCCTGTAACGAACCTACCGTTTAATCGTAACCAAGAAGGTGATTACATTGTAAATGTTCAAGGTACAGGATTTTTCCATAACTTTATTAAAACAAAATCAGGACAATTATACACTACAGGTAATGGATGGTTACAAGCTGTTAATGGACAAGGTACTAACACGCAAATTTATGTACCTACTGTTTTAAGAATTGGAACTGATTTAGAAAATTTTGCAATAGATAAACTTAATGCTTCTTCTGATACAAGTGGGAACATAGATACTATTGTTATTGCTACAACTACAAATGGTAATGCGTGGGTTTGGGGTAATCCTAATGGTAATGGTGATTTTATTGGTTCAGGTTCAACACCTACTCATTTAGATGTACCTACACAAATTACAGATGCTAACTTTACAGGTAAAACAGTTAAAAAAATTGCTTGCACAGCGGTTAGTGCGGCAGTTTTATTTACAGATGGTACTTTAATCAGTATTGGTAATAATGTAGAAGGTTGGCAAAATACAAGTAATACAACACTACAAAGTAGCTGGCAAACAGTAACAACAGGTGTAGAAGATTTTACAATAGGTAAAACTGTAACACCTACAGGACAATATACTTTATACATTGTGCGTTCTAGTGACGGTTCTATAGAAACGTGTGGGTATGGTGCTAATGGTAGTTTAGGTAATGGCGGGACGGCTAATATAAACACATTAGCAGATACAGGTGTTGATTTAACATTAAGTAATAAAAATTCAAGATTGTTTGTTGTATCTCATCAAGCTGGTTATAATGTTTTTGCTATTACATCTGATAGTGAAATTTATTCATGGGGACACAATTTACATGGTTCTTTAGGTTTAGGTGATACAACCGTAAGAACATCCCCAACTCGTAATACAAATTTAGAAACATTAGTTGTTACTCATGGTTCTATAATTCAAATTGTAGGAGGCCGAGGTAATAGCTCAGGAACAAAAAACACATTTGTGTTATTTGAAGATGGTGCAGTGTATACCATGGGTTATAACGGAGAAGGTGCTTTAGGTACTTTAAGTACAAATAATTCACAACAAAGCACACCTTTAAGAGTTTTATTTTCTGAACCTATTATAGATATTGTAAATAATCCAATTGCTGGTACAGAAGGTTGCTTAGCTATAGGTCAAGAAACAGGCCTTGTTTATGCTTCTGGTGGAGATAATGATTCTTCACAAGTATTAGGAAGACCTGTAGATGGTAACACAGGTAATGTAAGTTATTACAGTCCTCAATCTATTGACTTTTTTGATAACAACTATATAAATTCAAACTGGTAGTATAAAAGGTTAAATTATGTACTTTTTAGCAAGAATAAATCAAGAAAATCAAAATTTATATGATTTAAGTATTTCAGGTATAACGCAAACTCGTGATGAATGGGTTTTTAATTATGCAGAAGGTTTAAGTAATTTAGAAGAAAAAGATGGGTATATATGGAATCATCTAACATTAGCTCAATTTAATTTATTACAAAAAGAAGATGAACCCATTATAGAACTAATCACAAAAGAACAATTATTAAGTAAATTATTAACAAAAATGAATCAATTACCTGACGAAACAGTATTACGATTCATTGATGAAATTAATATTTTAAAAAATGCTATAGAAATAGAAAATTATGGTTTAGTACATACTTATTTAACTTTAATGAAAAATGAAGTAGGTAGTGATAAAGAACTTTTAGATTCTATGGTTGTAGAATTAAATAAATTAAGTGAATTGTTATTAATGTCTTACCCTATAATGTTTTTACCATTTACACAAGAACAAAAAATAAGATATATTGAAACAATCTTTAGTTTATTACCTAACGAAACTCGTGAAAATTTTGCTAATTTAAGCACATTAATTAAAAATGCTTTACAACAAAATGATTCTTTTTTAACAGATAAATTACTTAATCAAGCAAAATTAATAGAGGGCGCAAATACTTATTTAATAGAAAGTATTAAAATATTCATTAATTCTAACTTAGCGCAGCCTTATAACGAAGCTTTAAATTATTTAAATAATATAGATTTATCTATAGACGATGAAAATTTAGAAGAAAAAGAAAATAATATAAATATAGCTATACAATTGTTTGGGATTCGTTAATTATGGTTATACAGATAACAAATAGTACTACGGGTAATAAAGATGAAAAGGATGTTGATAATAAAGTTATTGTAAAAAATTCAAATCAATTACAAAGTATTGACGGCACAAAAGTATATCATTTAGACGGTTCTATAAACATAGGTTCTACCTCTATAGAAATACCTGAACAAGGTATTAATTTAGGTGCAGACAGCGCAAGTAAAAATGTGGCGGTATTACTTTCTAATGGAAATAATACAACAATGTTTACTAGTCCTGAAAATGGTTATTCGGGAAATGTACTAATAGACGGTATTACTATTATTTGTTCAGGTCAAAATTCTAAAATATTTGATTTAAATAATTCAGGTAATTTAAGTACAATAGAGCTTACTAATTGTAATATTATTAATACAACGTCTTTAGGTGACTTAAATAATTTTAGACAAGTATTATTTGAGCGTGTCGCATTTATTAATTTACTTGATGGTCTTACTTTTGAAGGAACTTGGGCAGGTGGTTTAGCTTTATTAACAGCTATTACCGTTAATTTTGCGAATAACGCAATACTATTAAAAAAAGGAACAAATTTAGTATTCCAAGGTTCTATAAGAAGTGATATAAATTTTTTAAGTACAGGTGCAGATAGTGTATTATGTGATTTTGATGAAAATAATATAGCTAATGCAGGTGCACTAAGTTTTACAAACGTTAGAACAATTAGTAGTAATCCTACACCTAATATTAGTGCTTCTTCTGAAAAATCAAGATTTATTGATTGTGGAGGAACAATAAAAAATACAATAATCGGTGGTGAGTACATGTTTACCTCTGAACAAATAACGGTTATTAGTTTATTAAATACTTTTTATAAAATTGAAGGAACAACAACATACCAAAATTTGGTTTGGTTTGAAGCAGACGGAAATAATAGTTTAAAGTATGTAGGCGAGCAAGAAATAGACGTATTTGTAGATGCTTTGTTGTCGTTCTCAGGAAATAATAATAAAGTATTAGAAGTTTTAATAAGAAAATATAATGCTTCAACAAGTTCTTATGAAGATTTAAATAAACAATTAGTAACTGTACGAGGAGGCCTTATTAATGATAGAGCTGAAAATGTTACAGTTAAATCTAAAATAAATTTAAATCAAAATGATAAAATAGAAGTATGGGTTAGAAATACAAGCGATTTATCAAACTTAGAATGCTTAGAAGGTAGTTCTGTTTTTGTATATGCTTTAAGATAAGGAATAAATTATGCCTTCAACTTTAATAGGAAAAAATACTAGTAAAGAATTATCTACTAGTGATTATTTTGTTTTTAATGTAACTAGTACTGGTGCTGAAAATATAACGTTATGTGACCCCGCACAACAAATAACAGGTACAAATGTTCAATTCGGTAATACTAATGATAAATGGGTTATAAAATCAATTCATCATAAAAATAATACAGAAGCGTATACGTTAGTAGTTAAATCAGAAGATACTTTAGTACGGTCTTATGAAATTTCTTCTAATGAAGGTATTACAGGCGCTATAAACGGTGAAGAAGATGTAATAGAAGCATTAAATTCAGGTGATGCTTTAAACTTTGAACTTAGTGCAACAGTAACTAATATGATTGTTATTGTAGGTGCTAGAACAGTTCATAGTGGAGGGGTTTTAGGTGGATAATAAACAAGAACCACTTTTAACACCTAACAAAAATAGGTTTGTTTTATTTCCAATCCAATATCATAATATATGGCAAAAATATAAAGAAGCAGAAGCATCTTTTTGGACAGCAGAAGAAATAGACTTATCACAAGATGTTTCTGATTTTGAAAAGCTTACAGAAAACGAAAAATTCTTTATAAAACATGTGTTAGCTTTTTTTGCAGCTAGTGATGGTATTGTTAATGAAAATTTAGCTGAAAAATTTGCAACCGAAATACAAATCCCAGAAGCTAGATGTTTTTATGGTTTTCAGATTGCGATGGAAAACGTGCATTCAGAACTTTATAGTTTATTAATAGATACATATGTTAAAAGTACAGAAGAAAAAAATAAATTATTTAACAGTATAGAAACAATACCTATCATTAAAGAAAAAGCTGAATGGGCTTTAAAATGGATTAATAATAATAGTTTTGCTGAACGATTAGTTGCCTTTGCTTGCGTAGAAGGCATCTTCTTTTCTTCAAGTTTTTGTTCTATTTACTGGTTGAAAAAGCGTGGCTTAATGCAAGGTTTAACATTTAGCAATGAACTCATTGCACGAGACGAAGGGATGCACACCGATTTTGCCTGCTTAATTTACAGTATGTTAAATAATAAATTAGAAAATAATGTAATTATAGACATTATAAAAGAAGCCGTAGAGTTAGAAAAAAAATTTGTATGTGATTCTATACCTGTAGAATTAATAGGTATGAATAGTAAATTAATGTCTCAGTATGTTGAATTTGTTGCAGATAGATTATTACAAGAATTAGGCCAAGAAAAAATATATAAAGTAACTAATCCTTTCCCGTTTATGGAACATATTTCATTACAAAATAAAACTAATTTTTTTGAAAATAGGGTTGGGGCTTATCAAAAAGCAGGTGTAATGAATAAATCTGTGGAAGAAAGAAGCTTTAACTTAAAAGCTGATTTTTAATTTATAATGGTATACTAAACACATAAGTAATATCTTAAATTAGTAAAAGGTAAGTATTATGAATTTATTACCTGTTAAATTAAAAAAGAATACTAAAATGGCATCTGAGGCTATTGCTAATTTTGTTAGTTTAGTGGGTGCTGGGGCTAATAGAAACGCTTTTATAAAGACACAAGATGAAAATAGTGAAACTCATAAAGTTGAATTAATACCTAATTATGCGCCTGACGATTCAGAACAAACGAATCAAAAAGTAACAATCCAAGCTATGAGCTTTCAAGATGATGTTTCTGTTCAAGAAGCAAAAAACATAGCACAAGCTATGAATTTTAATTTAGATAATGTGGTTACTGAATATAATGACACTATTAAACAATCTGTTATTTACGAAAAAGATAAAGATAATTTAAAAGAATTTTTACAAAGTAATACTTTAAAAAACGGAAACTTAGTTAAATTAAAACAAAGTATTCCTATTGAAAATAATGAAACAGTTGATATTTTATTTGTGTTAGAAGTAGAACAAAATGAAAACAATGATTCGATTCAACAACAATCAATTAAACAAGAAGCGACACAAAACATTAAACAGTTCATGTCTTATGTTTTAGATGAATTAGAACATTATGGTTATGAAGTAAAAGATGTAATATCTTCTTTAAATAATGTAGAAAATTTTGAAAATGTACCTAATGTTTTAGAAAATGTGTATCAATTATTAGGGAACCCCACGGATACAGTAGATAATAGTTATTCTTATCATTCTGTTTTAGGTTTTGAAGAATTAAACAATTTATTAAAATATACTGTAAGTTTTGTTTTAAGAAACGGTACAAAGGAACAAGCTGTAGATGTTATTAATAAAGCATTTGAATACCGTGAAAAATTAAATGAAGCAAGTAAAACATTAAACAATTCTACAACTATAGAACAACATGATGATATTAATACACAAAAAGAAACAGACGTTCAAGGAGAAAATGATATGTCTACTAATGAATCAAAAGAAAAACAACTTGATGAAAATCAAGAAAACGAAGAAGTAAAACAGGATTCTCAAGAAGTTAATCAAGAGTCAAATGAACCCACTGAACAAAAAGAAAAAGATTCAGAAGAACAAACGAAAAAAGATAAGAAAAAATATTCAGAAGCTGAAATGCAAGAACATTTTATTGAAATGATGGGTGCCATGAAAACTAGCATAGATAGTATGAATGAAGCTCTAAAACGATTTAATGTTACAGAAAAACAAGAAGAACAAACTAATGATATTTCTGATGAAGAAGTTAATCAAGAATCAACACAACAAAATGATTCATCCTCTAGTAATTCAAAACAAAATACGGAAGAATCAAAAAAAGAAAATCAAAAACAAAGTGTTGATTTAAATGTAGTTGTAACAGATTCACAACAAGAAGAAAAAGAATTTTTAATTTCTCGTCGTCAACAACGCCAAAATTTACGACGTTCACAAGGCCGTGACATTAAAAGTGTAAGTCAAAACACAGATGGTACTTACAATCCAAAAAAACGAGCTGAATATTTAAAAAGAATTGGTGGGGTTTAATTAAAAATTTCTAGTCAATTCATTTAAAAAATTTGATAAATCGTAAAACATGCTTCTATTATTAGGAGCATGTTGTTTTAAGCACTCTTTATTTAAAAAAGTATCCAATTTTTTAAAATTATTTTTTAATTTAAAAACAATAACTTGATAACGAAGTATTCTAAAATGCCTAACTTTATTTTGTTTTAAAGCATCGACAACAGTGTTTTCTAATACACAAAAATCACGTCTAATACTTGCTTGGAATTCTCTAGCAAAAAAATTATCATCCCTAAGAAAAAATAATTCAAAAGACACTAAACTTGTATGTAAACGAAAAAGAATAGGACTTAATAAAGCACTATAATTAACTAAAAACGAATCGTTATTAAAATATTTTTTAAAAGCGCGTAAATCATCTATATCTTCGTATATAGTTTCTTTTATTTTTAAATAATCCATAGTATGTTCCTATATTGTATTATTACATAATACCATAATAATATAAATTAATCAAGCAAAATTAGTTGTTTTTAAAAAATAACTTTAATAACTTATCACAAAGTTAGATTCATGTGGTATCTTAGAATCATAGTAAAACATTTAAGAACTCTTTAGATGTTAAATTATTATATTTTAAATTAAAAGGTAAAATAAAATGTCTAACAAAAGAAGCGCACAAGATTCAACTATGCTGTTTAAGCAAGCTGAAACTATTTTGTCCGATTTTAGTTCTGGGAATGGTTTACTGCTTCCTGAACAAGAAGATAAATTCCGTGAAGATTTAACCGCTACTTCTAAGTTACTCGATATGGCTGATGTTCATATTTTAACTGCCCCAAGTAAACAAATTTCTTACATTGACTTAGACGATATGCCTCTTATGTCACCTAATACGGGTGCAACCAATCGAGGCGTCACTCAAAAAGGTGCTGATACTCGTGGTGTCACACTTCAAACTAAATTAATGCGTGGTCAAATTTCAATCGCTGATGAAGTTGTAAATGAGAATATTGAACAAGACAATTTAGTAGATGTTGTTATGGGCTTAATTGCTCGTAAAGTTGCTTTACAGCTTGAACGTTTGTTTTTAAACGGTGATAGTGCTTTAGCTGGTAAAACTATTGCTGATGCAGAAGAAAAACGTATTGTAGATTATTTAGCTTTAGAAGATGGTATTTTTAAACAAGCCTCTTCTAACGGTTTAACGTCTCCTGCCTTTTCTAATGCTGATTTACCTGCTTCTTTTGTTGGTACTTTCCTACAAGAACTTCCTGATAAATATCAACAATGGGGTTCACAGTATACTTTATTTAGTAACCAACGTCACTTTAACCGTTTTAAATCGACTGTAATGCACCGTACTCAAGCTGATAATAAATTTATGCTTGAAACGGATTCAATGGGTCATCAACAACTTATTATCCCTGAAGGAAACGCAATGATTCCTTTGTATGGTATGAGTTATGCTTTCCCATTTACAGAAACAGGTGAATCAGAAGTAACAATTACAAACCGTGATAAAGTATTGTTTATGAACCCTAAAACTTTTTCCGCAGGTTTTTACCTAGATAGTTTACGTATGGGTTTACACTATGATTTTAATAACTGGGAAACACTTATTAACTTTGAACTTTATACAGGTTCAGTGTTGCAGTTTCCTGATGCTGTAGTTGTTGGTACTGGTGTTGCAGTTTAGATTTTTACCCTAATTTACCCTTATAAGGAAGCTATTTATTTAGCTTCCTTTTTATTTTTTAAAGCAATTTTTTCAGTATTTTTAACCCATTCTATAGGTATAGAAAAACTAAATTCACCTTGCCAAACTCTAGGTTCACCGTTTGAATATATTGCTTTTGTTGATTCAACTTGTTCAAAAAATATTTCATAACTATCTGAATAAATATTTAATCCAAAATTTTCTATAGGCGTAGAATTAACCTGCATTTCTAAACCAAAATTATAATTTTTTTGTAAAGCAGGATGAACATAATAAAGTAAGTCATCTATTTTTAAAGTTATTAGTTTTCTTTCAGGTCTATCAAAATCATTAACAATGTAAAAAGTATTAGGTTCTTGATATTTTAAAAATTCATTCATATTAATTAAATAACCTATCATTTTGTAAATAATAAATAGCTTGAGTTAATAACGCATCGCTCATTTGTGCGAAATGACAATCCTTATATTGTATGTTTAACTTATTAGATAGTAATTTATAATACTCACTTCTTCTTTGTTTCTGATTCTGTGACACAACACCTTTCCATAAAGGGTCAAATAAACTATGTGCTTGTTTAGATAATTCACGAGATTTTTTATTTTTAAGCCGTCCTAAAGGTTTACCGTTTGGGTGTGTTCCGACATAACTATCACATGTTGGAAAATTACTACAAACCCAAACACCCTTAGTACCGTATGCTTTACCGTATATGATTGCATTAGAAGAATGATAATTCGCTTTGCTCCCACAAACATCACAATTTATATTAATATCTACCATTTCGTAAACGTACCTCGTATTTAATTTTATCTACAGCGGGTGTAAAATATTCAACCATATTTTTAAAATATTTTTTATCTTTATAAGAATAATAAGCTGTTTTTCTTGTGTAGTTAAAACTTGGTTTACATAATTTAGGTAAATGATAAATATTAAACCAAGCTTGAAACGCGCCGTCCTTTATATGTAAATCTAGTTTTTGAAGTGTTTGGTTTACGTGTAACGTTACTATTGCATTAGGTACTAATCGAGCTAACTTATTAAATTTATTTTTCCATTTTGTACTAAATAAATTACATCGCCATGCTAAATCTATTAAACTTGGATTTTTAGGTTTTCTTTTTCTTGGCATGTTTAATCCTTTAAATATATTAATATACTTTATAATTAATTTATTAGACTCTTATTTCTAAGTTTAATAAAATCAAATGTAAAATTTTCTAATTTAATAAAATAAAAACTTATTCCTTTTAAATTTCTATATTTTTTTGTGTAGTTAAACGCCTCTTTTAATGTACAAAATTTTTTTATATTTTTATTTGTTGAAATATTTATTTTTTTCCTATAAAAATCAAAAAATTCTCTATTAGAATAATAAGCGAAATAATAATCATAAGTAGAGTCTACGTTAGCTAAAAAATGTAATGCCTCTACAGATGAATATTTATAAATTATAGGGATATACATTTTAAATAAAACCTCATAAATTAAATACTTATGTATTCAATTTAAAATCTTTAATACATTGTTTAAAAAATATGTTCCATCCCTTATATAAATACATTAACCCTTGTGTACACGTATAATCATACCCTTCTAAACTAAGCGTGTTTGCATTAATACAAACACTTTGCATACCTATCATATTTAATTGTATACATAAAGAATAATAAGTGGTTCTATCTAATTCAACACCACATACTAATATTTTTGTTAAGGAAATATTTTTTTCTTTTAATACGTTAGCTAAAGCAATTAACATACCTCCACTACCCGCACAAGGTTCACTTACAGTAATATAATCTTTTTTATTAAGTGTACTAATAATACGGTCTATATTAAGTAATACGCACATTTTAGAAACAGAAAAAGGTGTAAAACACTGCCCCAAACCTTTTTTATTTAACATACTTAATTCGCCAGCAATTTCACCTAAAAAATCACAAGAAACAGTTTCAAGCCCTTTTTCGGTTAAACACAATAATTCTTCATATATAGATTCTAATTTTTTATAACGAATATCTTTTTTTTCTTGTTTTGAAATTTGTCTAAATTTATTTAAACAGTTATACCCATAAGTACAAAAATCACTGTAAGCTTCATATGGCGTAATACCATATTTATTAGCCTCCTTAATTTTTTTAATAAATTCTGTTTGTGTTTGATTTAAAGACATAAAGTTACTATGATATAATTAAACTTGTACCTACAATTTATTTACATTATTATTATATAATATAATAATGTAAAAGTCAAGGAGATATTAATATGCCTAGAGTAAGTCAAATTAAACAACAACAACAAGAAAAACGAAAAGTAGAAGAATTAAAAAAACAAGCTGAACAAAAAGAAATAGAAAAAAATAATGAACTAAAAACAGAAATAGAATTAACAGAAGTAGAGCCCGATGAACAAAAAAATATAAATGAAGCAGAAGAAAAAAATAACGAAACCGATAATAAAATTGATAATGAAAAACAAGAATCTAACCAAAATTTACCACAAAACGATTCTGTAAAAGTAAAAGTAAAAGTAAAAGTTATCGCTACACCTCAAGGTGGGAAAATAAATTGTGTCACTGAAAATTTAATTTTAGATGTAAATGATAAATTTGAAATAGAAGAAACTAATATTAAATTTTTAGAATACATTAAATTAAATCCAAAATATTTTAAAATTCTATAATTATAGAATTATTGATATAATAGTAATAGCGCAACCAAAAGGCTATTATTATGAAACTAAAAACAGATAAAAACGGAACCATAGTATTAGATTCTAAATTTGTGATAATAGGTATAGCTTTTATTTTTTTATTTTGGGCTGATTCTCAAGGATTTATTATTAATGCAGAAGATGCTAAAAATATTGCACGAGAAGAAGCATCTAAAATCTATGTTGAAAAAAATAAAAAATTATACACATTACTTTCTGAAAATGGTGAATTGCTTGAAGACCTTAGATTAGGTCAATTAAAAATGCAAAGTAATTTTAAAAATTATTTGTATCGTTTGGAAGGGTTAGAAGATGAGCAGCAAAAAAGAACCTCTAAGTTTGAAGACATACAAAAAAGATTAAGAAATTTAGAGGTAACGTAACTAATGAATATAGAAAATATGAATATAAATAATATTTTAAAAACACTTTTAAACAGTAAAAATTCGCCCTTATTTTTATTTTTATTATTTATAGGTGGCTGTATTTATACTTTTGTAACACTTTACCCAACTGTAGCAACTAATCAAGAATTAATAAAAAGTCAAAAAACAATGACCAGAGCTTTAAATGTTTTTATAAAAGTTTATCAAGAAGATGCTTTAGAAAGACAAATACAATATGAAATAAATACTTTAAGATTAAATAAAACAAATATATTATTTGAAAAATTAGCTACTAAAAATAATATATCTTTTAATAAATTAGACGTAGATGTAAGTCTTAATGAAAAAGATTTAATTCGTAAAAAATATAAAAAAATGTTTGAACAATCAAAATTATTAAAAAATTTAGGAATAAACGATGACAACATTAAGTAAAAAATTAAAATGGGCAATTTGTTTACATTGGACAGCAGGTAACGTAAATAATTGGAAAAGTGCCTTGCCTTATTATCATTATGTTGTTGATAAAGAAGGGTTTGTACATGAAGGACATTGTACACCTGAAGATAATATCAATACTCGTGATGGTAAATACGCAGCACATATAGCACAAGCTAATACCAAAACAATAGGAATAGCTGTTACAGGCGCACATAAAAATTTTAAACACGGGGAATACACGTCTTTAGCTTTTGAAGCAATGTGTAAAAAAACTGCTGTTTTATGTAAAAAATATTCTATACCTGTAGAAAAAGAATATGTATTTACGCATTACGAGTATGGTTTAGCTAATCCGCAAACAGGTAATAGAGGGAAAATAGATATAAATAATATTCCACATATGCCTGATATTAGTCCTAACGAAGTAGGTAATGTTATACGGAATAAAGTTAATTGGTATTTAAACAAATTAAATGAAACGTATTCAGGTGAGCCTGTGCCTAATCCTGATATTGAAGCAAAAGTAACATTAGGTTTACGCTTTGACGAAGCATTAAATGCTTTAATAGCAGGTAAAAAAATAAAAAGAACCAGTAAAGATACTATTTATTTTATTAATCAAGAACAAGAAAAATACATAGAAGACTTAAAACAAAAATATTCACTAGAAAAGTTTAAAAACGTTAAAGAAATGAAACAGTTTTTTAAAACAGTTACAAAAGGTATTTTGTCGTTTGAAAATACTTTAAATATAGAAGAATTATTAGCTAATGATTGGGAAATTATCTAATGAGTGATTCGGTACCTTATATAAAAAACAGAAATATTAGTTTAAAACAAGGTGATTGGTCTCCAATAAATTGGTTAATTGACTCCGTTTTTAAAAATATGAACTATAATTTAATTATAGAAAGTTTACTTAATTATTCAACACAAGATAATCCGCAAAATTTATATTATCAACAATCAAATAATAAACATTATATAACGTTAGATATTAACGACGATATTACTGCTACATGGAATGAAGGACAATATAAATACGAATTAAAAGTTGATTATCAAGGAAATAAAATTATAACGTTATATAAAGGCTTGTTATTTGTAGAAGGAACCTTAACATGAGTTGTGAGGACGTACAACAGTTTCAATTACCTTATGATGAAGCTACGGTAGAAGACTATACGAATCAAACTGCTGACAAATATGTAAGTGTTATAAGTTTAAAGTTAATATTAGAAGATTTAGGAATCATCGGAGAAACTACCATGAACCTTAGTTATACAGCTAGTCCTACAAATGGTATTATTGTTAATTCAGGTGGTGATAACGCTACTATTCCTTTAGCTGATGGGACTAATGCAGGTTTACTTGCGCCAGCACAACATACAAAAATAGAAGGTATAGAAGCAAATGCTACGGCTGACCAAACTGCTTTAGAAATTGCTACTTTATATCATACGTTAGCAGAAGAATTTACAGCGGCATTTAAAAGTAAATTAGAAGGTATTGAAGTAGGAGCACAGGTTAATTCGGTACTAACAGTAGCGGGTAGAACAGGTACAGTTGTTTTAACTAAAGCAGATGTAGGGCTTGCTAATGCTGATAATACTTCTGATGCAGATAAACCCATTAGTACGGCAACACAAACGGCATTAGATACTAAATTAGAATCTACTGATATTACTAACTTTGAAACAACTACACAATTAAATACACGTGATACGGCAAACCGTTCTCGTGCCAATCATACAGGTACACAAGCTATTTCAACTATTGATAGTTTACAAACTACATTAGATGCAAAAATTGATAGTGATATTACTGGTTTAACAGGTGCAACAGTTGTAGATAATAACGTGATAATTACGCAAGCAGGATACGATGCTATAGGCACACCTGACGCTAATACTGTTTATAATATCGTGGGGTAATTAAAAAAAATGCCTATACCAACAAAAGCTTATTTTGGTTTAAATGAAATTTTAAAACGTTATCAAGGTGCAAATATTGTTTTCGATAACAGTGTATTAAACCCTGTAGATACTCCTGATTTAATTTGGCAATTTGATTCTCAAGATTCAACTTGGGATGTTGTTCAAATAGATGAACCTTTTACAAGTTCTGATGTAAATACTGGAACAGGTAATTTAACAGTATCCGTACCATTAGAAAATCATGCAGGCAATTTAAATACGTCTAGTACAGGTCAATTAGCCGTACCTATTCGATTTGTTACAGATGGTACATTACCTTCACCTTTACAAGTGGATACAGACTACTATGTAACTGAAACATCGAGTGGTGGAGAATGGGAGATTTATCCTAAAAATGGGTTATATGATGGGGGTAATATTGATGGATTATCCCCTTTTCTTGAAATACCCGAACAAGTATATTTTTATTCACGAACAAATAAAATAATTTTAACAGATGGTGGCACAGGTAATCATAGAATACAAAGTGGTGAATTACTAACAAACTGGCATTCAACAAGAACATCTGTACCGTCAACATTAAGTAAAACGCAAACGAATTATAATGAACGTATTGAAGTAAGGACTTCTCAGGATAATTTTAAACATCTTTATTCGTCTGGCACAGTTGGTATGGATAATAGTTTAAATAGATTAGAAGGTGTTGGTAAAAACATAACAACGTCTCTAGGCGCTAATAGAACAACTATAGGTAATGAATTTTTAAATAAAAATTATATTTGGTCTGTACTGGTTGTTGAACCTCAAGAACGTTTTAATTGGGAAATAATCAAAGATGAAATTTCATCTAGTGACATTAATACGGGAACAGGTGAAATAACAAGTGCTGGTAATATTTTTTCATCTCAACATAAAGTAAGGTTTACTGCTTTTAGCGGAGCCACGTTACCCACAGCAACAGGTTATGATTTTAGTACGGATGCAGTATGGTTAGCCGAAGATTCAGCTAATGTTTATAGGTTGTATCCTACCTATACTGATTCAGAAGCACAAACGAATCCTATTACATTTACTAATGCCGGTAGTGGTAATTTTGTATTAACAGATGTTATAAGTGTAAATGATGCTCCTCAAGAATCTTATTTAATGGGATTAGATTGGCCTACAACTAATGCTCAAAGAATTATTGCTCATACACAACGTCCTAGATTTTTTGGTGCATTAAATATAGTTAATGCTAAAAATACGGATTTAGTGAATGCTAATGGCCATATAACAGGAGTCTTACAAACGTGGTCTCTTTTACTAAACAATAATACACTACCTCAAAGAGTATATCCTGTTAAAGCAAAGCTAGGTGTAGAAGGTATATACCCTACTTGGTCAAATAAGAGTGGTGGAAGTGCACGATTGACCGAAAATGATACTTTATATTTCGTTAATCGTGATGATACATCTGACCCTTACAATGGTTCTTTATTTTCAACAAGAGCAGAAGCTCAGACATTCCTTGATGCAAATATAGGCAGTTCTACTTGGGCATTACCTAGTAATGCCGTAATTTTAGAAAATGATTATGAAGGTCGTTTAATATGGTATATGACTGAAGACGAAACAATGATGGGAGAATCAGACTTTATACCTAAA